TCTAATGTCTAAAAAACAAAATAAGATTCTGCGCTACACAGAGATGTTATACAGCAAGCCACATCTTGTGAGTGAAGACTCATTTAGGGTTATTACAGAATACCTTGATAACCGAAACAATTTCAAGTTGATGCAAATAGACGCTCCAACAGCCCCAGATATTGACGATGATGGCGGGGTCAATTACGACGAGATGTCCGGTGTTGGTGTTATTGATATCAGCGGAACTCTGACAAATGAGCCAGTAGTTACCATGTGCGGCGTTGTGGGCACAAGTTACGAAAGTATCCTAGAGCAAGCAGAAGAGATGATCGAAGCTGGTGTTAAGAAGATTGTTCTTGACATTGACTCTGGAGGCGGCGAAGCGTTCAACTGTTTTACAAGCGTAGATCAGTTTCGCAAGATGTGTGATGAAGCGGGCGTGCGTGTTTACACCTACGTGGATGGCATGGCAGCTTCTGCCGCCTACGCTTGGGCTTGTGCCGCCGATGAAGTCATTGCCCCTGTAGATGCAGAAGTGGGCAGCATCGGCGTTTTGATTGCCCTCGCTAACATGAATAAGTATTACGAGAATCAGGGCATCACTCGCACATGGGTTTCTGCTGGCGCAGATAAAATTCCGTTTGATGAAAATGGAGATTTCAAAGACTCGTTCTTGAGCGATCTTCAATATAAGGTAGATACTCTCTACTCTATGTTTGTGCAGCACGTCTCAAAATACACAGGGCTTTCCGCTGATGAAATTAAGGCGACGGAAGCTAAAACTTTCCTCTCCAACGATGCAATCAAAATTGGACTTGTTAACAAGGTCATGAATAAGTTTGATTTTGTCAACTATGTTCTCGGCAAAAAGGATTAATAATGCTTGATTTTTTCAAGAAAAAGAAGTTGGGCGTAACGCCTGTAACCACGGAGGCTTCGCAAGAAGTCACAACTACAGGCGATCTGCCTGAACAAGAAAAGGAAGAAACGATGAGTGTAGAAGACAAGGCTCAAACTATCGAGCTTGCTGCGCACGAAGCCGTTCTGGCTCAACTGGCTACGCTGACTGCCGAGATGGATTCGGTTAAGGCTGCTACTGAAGCTATGAAAGCTGAGTACGAAGAAAAGCTGTCGGCATATGCTGCTGCTGAAGAGAAAGCTAAAACTGATGCTCTGGCTGCTAAAGCAAAAGCCCGTCAAGAAAAAGCTGAAGCCAAGATGGGCACTGAAAAAGCTGCTGAGTTTATGGCTGCTACTGAAGACATGAGCGATGAGAAATTTGATTCTTTCCTCGCAATTTTCGCTACAAATGCTGATGCCGAAGCTAATAGCGAGTTGTTCAATGAAGTCGGCGTGGAAACCAAGGCAGACGCCAAAGTCGACGAGCCGAAGGTTGAACATTTTAATAAATATCTCCCTAAGAAAACTGCTAAGAAGGAAACGAAATAATGACGAAGCTTGCCTCGCGTTCCAATAAACTCTCTGGTGTACTGGCTTTTGAAGAAATGCCGGATAAAGGCGTCTGCCGCCGCGCCGTCACCGTCACAATTCAAGCTGGCATGGATGTCGGCGCTGTCCTGCAATATGACGGCACCAGCAAATATAAATGGGTTGCTAATGCTGACGTTGCAACGCTGAATGCTGACGTTGTTGTGCTGATTGACACCGTTGTGGATGTCCCGTCGCTGACTCCGGGCGACTATACGCTGACTGTCCTGCGCGTCGGTCATGCTGGTGTGGTGGATCAAGGTCTGCAATTCAAAGACACCGTCACTTCGGGTAACCTGCAAACCGTTTACACGGCCCTGCGCGCTAAAAACATCCACGTCCGTACTGGCGTCTAAGCCAAACCCGGCGTTTAATAGATAAATAAAGGAATACTAACATGGGTATGACTATCCGCGATTACTACAATAGCTTCAAGAACGCAGATTTCGTTGATTCGATTTCGCAAGTCCCTCTGCAATACGGCTTTATCAACTCGCAAAACCTGTTCTCGGTTAAATCGACTAACCAAACCGCTATCGTGTTTGATCGTGACTACGCATCGGTTACTCTGCTGCCGCAAGTTAACCGTGGCGCTAAAGCATCGACGGAAAACCACGAGCGTAAAGTTGATACGTTCGCTCTGAAACTGGCTTATTTCAAGCACGAAGATCGAATCACCAACGACGACATCCAAGGCTGGCGTGCTCCGGGTTCGACTGATTCGGAAACGTATGGTCGCGCTACGGCAGAAAAAATGACGGATATGAAAAGGGCGCTTGATCAGACTAATGAATACATGAAGCTGCAAGCCCTGAAGGGTGTGTTTAAAACACCAGACGGCACTGTGATGGCTGACATGTACGGCCAATTTGGCATCACCCAGCAAACCATCGACTTTACGCTGGGTACGTCGAGCACGAACATTGATTCTATCATCCGGCAATTGAAGAAAGCTGTTGCTACCAATGTGATGAATGGTGGTGCTATCTCTGGTGTGTCGGTTCTGGTTGATCCGCTGTTCTACGACAAACTGATTTCGCACCCGAACGTTAAAGCTGCTTATCAGTTTTACGCTGCCGGTGGTGCTGGTAACGCTGTTCTGCGTGACGACAATACGTCGTACATGCAGTGGGGCATCACTGATGCCTTCCAACTGCGAGGCCTGAACTTCGTTTCGTATGATGCAACGTTTAACCTGCCGGGTGGAACCACTGAGCAAGCATTCGCTAACAATAGTGGTATCGCTTACGCAAACGGCGTTCGTGATCTGTTCCGTGGTTATGCTGGCCCTTCGGCTAAGCTGTCGGAAGCAAATCAGCCGGGTCAAGAGGTGTTTGTTCGCCAGTATGTGGACCCTAAGGATGAGTACGTCGAGTTTGAAATGGAATCGGCGCCACTTTTCTTCTGCACCCGTCCTGCATCGATTATCGCACTTACGTCGAGTAACTAAGAAGCAGAGCCCTCTTCGGAGGGCTTTAGTCTCTTGACTATAAGAACT